CGACCGTGGCGTCGAGCTCCGGCTTGGCCGGCTCAGCGACGGGGTCGGGAGAGGCGATCTCGTCCTCGTCGCCCATCGGGTCGACCTCAGGCTCGGCCTTGGCCGGCTTGGTGGCGCGAAGGTACTCTCGCACCTCAGACTTAACGCGCCCGTTGTAAGGCTCGCCGTCCTCCACAACGATGTCCACGGGGCGTCCGATGAGGCTGCGGGGGTTCAGGGCGATCTTCTTCTTGGCGATCTTGACTCCAAGGGCCTGAAGGAAGGCAGCGGAGCGGAACATGGCCTTCTCCGTCTGGGGGAGGCGGTCGATGATCTGCTGGCCGGCGTGGGGGCCCTCGGTGATCTCGAGGTAGACGACGAACATCGCGTTGCCGGCCTTGGAGGTCGTCTCCTCGAAGTCCGAGACCTCGGCGTGGTAGGTACCGGGGGCGACGTGGGCGGTGGAGGTGTCCTTGTAGTTGGTGAAGTCGAAGGTCAGAGCCATGATGATTTTCTCCTGTGAGGTTGGGTTACTGGGTGATCAGTTGTCGGACTTGACCGACTTGTCGGCGGCGGGCTTGCGCTCCGGGACTCCGCCTACTCCGAGGAAGCGGGAAAGCTTCTCCAGAGTCACGGGGTGGTCGCGCCCTAGGACGGACGGAACCTTCCCGCGAAGGTTGTAGGGGATACGGGCCTTGGTCCCGTACTCCGGGTCGGTGCCGAAGCGCACGATGTGCTTCAGCGAGGGGCCGTCATCGCGACCGGTGCTGTCGAGGTCCTCCTCGACGTCGGCGTAGATGATGTAGTTGGGGGTGGCTCGGATGATCGACTGGGCGCCGCGCTGGACGTCAGGAGAGCGGCGCACCCCTCCGTTGATCTCGTCCTCGACCATCTTGACCTGAGCCGTCATGACGACGTGCATCGGCTCCTTGCGGTTGCCGTCGGCCAGGCCGTACCAGAACACGGCCGTGTCGGTCATGATGTCGAGGGCCTGCCCCCAGGTGCGCTGATCGGCCGGGGCGGTGCCCTGCTTGATCTCGCGCACCGCGGTCTCCGAGAACCCGGTGAGGTACCGCATCGTCATCTTCTGGAGGGCGGTGAGGCTGTCGATGACGATGGCCTTGTAGCCATGCCCTCCCTTGTCCAGGCTCCAGAAGATGTCGTCCAGGGCTGTGACGCTCTCCGGGCGAACCACGTCGATGTTCTTGGCGTAGGGGGCGTTCTTGAAGGACTGGGTCCCCTTCTCGCCCGGAAGGTCGATGAACAGTGTCTTGCCCATCGTGGCGACCGTGGAGGCGAGAGAACTCTTGCCAGAGCCGGGTGCTCCGAGGATCAGCCACCGGCCGTAATCGGCCGCCTCCTCCTCAACGTCAACAATGTTGACGCCTGCGAAGCTTGTCATTGAATTTCCTTTCGCTGTGGTGGCGATGGCTTAACTGTAGGTGTATGCCGGCGGGCATTGCAAGCCCGTTGGTCTATCTTCCGCTGTGAGACGGGTCACGGTAGCGCAGGCCGTACTCCTCCGGCGAGTACTCCCCGCCCGGCCCGCCGACCATCTGCGCACGGCAGAGGTCAGCGAACTCGCAGAACTGGCAGGCCGCCTTCCCGAAGTTGCGAGGCGCCTCGCCGCGCCTGTCGGCACGGATGCGCGTCCGGGAGATGTCTGAGCAGGTGTCGGCCGCGGCCTGAAGGTGAGAGCGGACCAGATACGGACTGACCGGAGTCAGGTGGCGAGAGAACCACTGAGAGACGACCTGCGGCGAGGTCAGGCGCTCGATCTCCGACTCCTCGGCCGTGTAGGTGCCGGCCGCGCTACCGTCCTTCTTCATCCCCTCGAAGGGGACGCCGTCGGCGCACCACTCCAGGTAGGTCCGAAGGTCATAGTCCTTGACCGATGCGGATAGCTTGCCGGCCTTTGTGAGGCGGGGTTCCTTGGGGGCCTTGGACCGTACCCGGTCGAAGGCTACGGCGCGGGGCGTCGGGACACCCCACTCGGCGCAGTCCGGCGACAGGCCCCAGGCGTAGAGCTGGACCTGGCTGTCCATCATCTCGTCCAGGCTGGTGACCTGGCCGAGCGTGCCGGACGTCTTGCAGTCCCGCACTACGACGATGCCGCGCTTGCGGTCCTGGTAGACCTCATCGGCGTAGCCCCAGAGCGTGACCCCGGTGCCCGGGACCTCGCGCTCCCAGCGCTGCTCAACGGCGAGGACGGCCTCGTTCTCGGACTCCTCGGCCCAGCGCTCCCGCCACTCGGCGTAGACGTGGGAGAGGCGCTGCGGGAGAGGCTGCCCGAGCCAGTCGAGCCAGACCTCACGAGCGTCCTCCCCAAGTCGGCCCCAGTACTCGACGGCGGCCGCCATGACGTCCGACGGGGAGGCGTCCCACGGAAAGGTCGGGCCGGTGTCGGTGGTCTGAATCTCCTCGGGATGGGCCTTAATGGTCCCCTCGGCGACGCCCTTCGTGATCCGGTCCAGGGCGCGTACGGCGTGGAACCACGATCCGAAGTCGAGAGCCGGCGTGACCTCCGACCTAGCGCGGCGCAGGCCGTCGATGTAGCGGTACTTCCACGCCTGAGGGCAGCGGCGGTGGAGGGTGAGCGAGGAGTAGGTGGCCTTCTCGGCCGTGATGACGTCCTCCTCAGGACGCTGGGTGGGGCTCATGATTGCTACTTCCTATCAGCGTAGATGTGACTCATAAGGGCCTTCTCTAGGTCCGTGCGGTCCTGGTAGGCCTGGAACACTAGGTCGTCCACAGTGTTCGGCGCAAGCGCGTACCAGAACGTGGTAGCGCTCTTCTGACCGAGGCGGTTGAGGCGGTCGCGGGCCTGCACGATGTCGTCGCGCTGCCACGGAAGGGAGGCAAAGATGGCGTTGCGGGCCGTGACAAGCTCGTTCACGGCGACCGACAGTGTCTTGATCTGGGCGACGATAACGAGGCGGGCCGGATCATCGGACCCGAAGCGCTGCCGCATCGCCAGCCTGTCCTCAGGCCTGGTGGAGCCGTCGATCCGCAGGACAGCGGTCCGCTTGTCGGAGATCTCCTCCTCCAGCGCGGCCAGCTCTCTGGTGAAGGTGCCGAACACGACGACGCGCTTCTCGTCCTCCAGCGTGTCGTGAATGAGGGAGGCGATGGTCTTCGCCTTGGACCGGCCGATCTCTCGAACCTTCCCCTCATCGTCGGGGAGGTGGCCGGCCGTAATCTGGCGCAGGCGTGTCATGCGGACCAGGCGGCTAGCCGCCGTAGCCGCGTCCCCTCCACCCCTGCCGGCGTCCTCGTGCATGTCGTCCTCCTCACGGAACTCGACCTGGAGCTTCGTGCGCATGTCCTCGTAGGCCTTGAGCTCCTTCGGGCTCAGCGCGACGGGGAGAACAGTATCGACGGCGTCCGGCAGGTCCAGGCACTCCTCCTTGATGGCGACCGATGAGCGCTCGCCCATAATCTCCTCCAGGCGGTCCAGGTTCTTGAAGCCGACGACCTCGTGCCCCATGTACCCGCCCATCTCGGCATAGTCCTCCTTGAAGGCCTTGAACGTCGCGGGCTTGCGCTCGCCGTTCGGCTGGACCCTCCCGAAGGCCTTGGGGTCGATGAACCGCCACTGCCCGTAGACGTCGAGCGGTGAGTGCGGGATGACCGTCCCGGTCAGGCCGATCCGGCGCTCAACCCGGGAGCCGATACGTCCCGCCAGTCGAGACGCGTTGGAGGAGACCGACTTGATCTTGTGCATCTCATCGATCACTACGAGGTCCGGGTCGAAGTCGGTGACGGCGCTAAGGACGACGTCGGCCATAGTCTTGGACCCGACCTGCCGGCGCTGCGAGAGGGTGTCCAGGTTGATCGCCTCGATCACGAGGCGGGGCTTGGAGTCTCCCAGGACGCCGGGGCCGGCCTTGGCTGCCACCTTCTGGTCCAGCTCGACGCCGTCTCGCCGGGCGGCCAGCGCCCAGGAGCGGTTAGCGTGGAGGGCGCGGACGCCGTCCCCAGCCCCACGGCCTCGACCACCCGTCGGTTTTGCGACCTCCTTCCCTCCGCGGGAGCGTAGGGCCTCGACGCGCTGCATGACGGAGCCGCCCAAGGCCTCGGCCCAGACGTTGACCTGCGGGCTGACCCACTTCGGGGCCTGAAGCGCCCACTGGTCGACGGCGGCGAGAGGGCCGATCACGAGGATGCGCGCCTCGCGTCGCGGCGAGGACAGCGCCAGCAGGGAGCAGTAGTCCAGCGTGACCGCTGTCTTCCCGGTGCCGGGCTCCATGAGGAGAGCGCCGACGCCGTTACAGGCGATGAGCTTGGCCAGGCCACGCTTCTGGTGGGCGAATCGTGGCGGGCCTCCGAACTCGAACTTAGTCACTGCGGCCCTCCCCCAGGAGTCGGGCCGCGGCCTTCTCAGCCTCAGCGAGGATTCTCCCCTGGCGCAGGTCCTCCGGGAGGCCTCGCATGATCTTCCTCCGGTCGTAGATGTCGGTCAGGTACCGGACGTACTCGCCTACAAGCTCGGCCCGGGTCAGGCTGTGCCCGGCCCGCCGGCCGGGGACGTAGGAGATGGGCTTCTTTCCCTTGACGGCGAGGATGTCGATGTCCTTGACGTCGCCTCCGGGGAACGCCCTCACGCGACTCATGATCTCCCCGGCGCTCACGATTCCGTTGCGGCTCACTTCTCCCTCTTCCTATAGGTCTTGATGATGGATGTGATAGCTCTCAGAAGAGTCCTCACAGGACCGCCCCCTCCGGGATCGAGACGAAGGCTCCCTCGCGGATCGAGAGGGTCAGAGAGCGGCCGTCGCGGATGCCTGCTCTGAGCGACTTGATCCCATAGCGGATGATCTGCGAGAACTCGAAGAGCATCCACACGGCCCACAGGGCCTCAAGGAGGGCTTCCGCCGGGCCTACGGACCTCAGCAGCATGAAGGCGACCGTCACGCCCAGCGTCCAGTAGGCGTGGTTCAGTGCTCGGTTGGCGTAGACGGCGTTGGGGGCGGTCACATCGTAGGGACCGTACTCTGTACTCATGGATTTTCCTTATGGGTGGTGCGGATTGATAGGTCTAGGTTACGGGTCTGGATCAGGCGACGGAGCCGCAGTCGCAGTACTGCTCGGGCTTCTCGCAGGACGGGCAGTACCGGTCCCCGGTCCACGGGTCCTCCAGTACGCCAGTCAGGCTGTACTCGCGGTAGGCGCGGGCGAGGGCCTTCTCGTCGGTCACGTACATCTCGTTTCGGTACGCCTCCCACTGCGCCCAGCGCTTGCGCTGCTCCTTCTTGGTGTTTCCACGAGGCATTTCAGTTCTCCTTCCAGCTTTCGCGGTCGTTCTTTTGATGGCTAAAGCCTACGCAGCACGTATGACAGGATGCAATACCCTGTAAAGGTCTACCCCAGTGACTTAAGTCACTGGGGTAGATTCCGTTGAGATTGCAGGCATTGGCGGGCTAGACGTCGCGGTAACGTGCTCGGATAGCCTGCACGGTTCTGAGCTCGCCTCCGACATAGACCTTTGCAGTCGTCTGCCACAATCTCCAGCCGCGCTCATGCAGCATGGCGAACGCGTCGAAGATTTCCTCAATCCCCTTCAGGCCGAAGGATGCGATGACCAGGTCCTCGACGTCGTACTGCCTGAGCAGGGTCTCGATTGCCTTCCACGCCTCCAGGCCCCGCACGCGGTAGCCGTGGTCGAACAGGGGGAGGTCCCATCCCATCTCCCGAGCCCTCTCGAACGCCTCCTCGGGCGTCAGCAGGGGCAGACTGTCAAAGTCACGCACCGGAGTCCTCCTTGTCGTCCAGGTCCCGCTCCTCGGGGCCGTCCTCGCCGACGGCGATCAGTGTGTACTGAGAGCCTCCGCGTCCGCCCTCTACCATGATCCAGCCTCGCGAGGCCAGCCGGTCCAGAGCGCTCCTGGTGCGGCTTCTCGGGATGTCGGAGTCCACCAGGTCATACAGATCGCGGGAGCTCAGCCTCACGCCGATCTCGCCGCCGAAGGCTCCGATGACCGTGTCCTCGTCGTTCTGACGCTGAGCGATCTTCTCCATGGCCTTGTTCATGTCCGTGAAGTCCAGCTCCACTCGGCGCTCGACGTCGTTCACGTCCTCGCCGTCGGCGTTCAGGGTCCCGCCGCCTCCCGAAGGGGTACTCCGAGGAGGCGTGATGACGAGGGACGAGCGGCCCTCTGTACGGCTGTCGAGCGTGACCACGCCGGCCACCTGGGCCTTGCCGCGGCCTCCCGTCTTCTGGGAGTGGGCGCGGACCTGGCCAGGCCGGTCCTTCAGCACGACCAGCTCCATCTCGCCGACGTCGCCAGGCATGGGCTGCTTGATCGGCCACACCTGGAGCAGGGTGCCCTGCACCATGGCGACCTTGTGCTGAGAGCCGATGGGCATGGAGCCCTTCTCAGCGCTCTTGGCCTGGTGGTCGATGATGATGACCGTCGAGCGGCCGTTGCGCGTGAGACGCTTCAGCCACGACGTGATGACGTCCGTCGAGACGGCGTCGTTCGCATCCAGGCCGTGCAGGCCGTAGAGGGCGGTCATACCGTCGGCCACGACGATGTCCGGATCGAGGGACTGGAGCGCCATGTCGAACTGATCCTGGGCGAACTCGCCGGACTTGGTCGGCTGGTCCTTGCCCCACTTGTTGCGCTGCATGTCCGCCAAGGGGCCCTCAGGGCGGATGTAGGAGAACTGAGCGCGAAGGTCGTCGTCCACGGCACCGAGCAGGCGGAGGCGGTTGAGCGTCTGGACCGGCTCGTCCTCGAAGTCGAGGTACAGGGCGCGGCCGCCAGCCTCGATCTCCTGGAGGCAGATCGCCATCGCGATCCACGACTTGGCCGACTCCGAGGAGCCGAAGAGCATGTTCACGCGGCCCCGGTACATGAGGCAGGCGCCGTCGTTGCGGCGGCAGACCTCCGGGTCCGGAACAGTGAGCTTACCGGTCAGGTAGGGCTCCAGGTCGACGGGGCTCCAGGACGAGGGGCGGGCGTCCAATGGGTCGCGGTTCTCATCCTCCTCGACCTCCTCAACGGAGATCTCGTCGGACGCGGAGGCCTCCTCGCCGGGATCGGCTCCTACGGCCGGTCCGAGGTCTCCCAGAGACCGGGGCTCCGAGGAGTCCTCTGCTTCGACGAAGGTGGGGGCGGGGGCGGAGGCGTCCAGCTCGATCGTCAGGCCGTCCCACTGACGCGCCCACGGCGGCTGCCAGCCCGGAACGTCTCCGGCCACGTCCGGCACGAAGCCGGCCACTGCCTCGGCGTCCCGCACGAGGCGCTCGACGATCTGCACGCTCTCCTCCCCGATGTACTCGGCCAGGCGGGTGAAGCCGGTGGCCTCCCCGCCCTCGCGAAGGCGGCGCTTGGTGGTGTAGATCGCCTCGCGCTCCCGCTGCTCGGCCCCGTCCTCGTCGTGGGTGGCCAGGGCCAGGGTTCGGATGACGAGGCCGGCGTTGCGCTCCCAGAACGGGTGCACGGTCTGCGAGTCCCCGTAGCGGAGGAGGCCGCCGGCAAGGGCGACATAGGCGTCGTGCCGCTGCCCAGGGCCGGGCCACGAGTCCAGCAGGACGGCGCACAGGCCGAGGAGGATTACCTGAGCCAGCAGCTCGGTGCCGTCAACGAGGGCCGGGCCCTCGTCACCGCCCCACGGCTCGCCCTCCCACTCGTAGGTCTCGGCTGTGGCGGGGTGGATCGACGGCGGCACGAGGGTTTGTGCCCCGTTGCCGCGGATCTCTACAGACACGCCGGAGCCGCGGCCCGAGGCGTCAGGGATGCGCAGGCGCCGCGTCGCCGGCAGGGTGCCCGGCTTGGCGCGGTACCAGTAGTGAGACTTGCGCGACGTCTCGCGCCCGTGGATGGCTGCCGTGTAGGGCAGCAGGTAAGACTTCAGCCGCATCGCGGCCGGGTGGTCGAGATCGACGTCGATGAGGTCTCCGGACGCCTCGCCGAGGAGAACGCCGAGGTTGGTTGATCCTCCGGCCGTGTACTCCTCGAAGGCGGCGCGGACGGCGTCCTCGCCCTCTCCAGCGTCCTCGGTCGGGTCCGGCCAGCGGAGCCTGTTCCAGCCGGCCATCACAGGTCCCTTGGAGTGGCGGGGGATGGGCAGAGGCGTAAGCCCCCTGCGGTATGCGTCTAGGGCCGCCTCGACGACGGCCGCGTTGTGCTTCTCTGTTGTGCTCATGGTCCTGGGTCGGTAGGTTGGGTGGGTAGATGCCCTGAAACCGGCAACCGGTAGTCAGCCGGTCACCGGTTCGAGGGGTTGTCGGGGTTGGAGAAGGTGGTCCGATGAGGGGTCACCTTGATCCCTGAAGGGTGTGGAGCCAGATCTAGCTCGCGGTTCCCGTACGCCTCCATGAGGCGCGCTAGGACGATCCTGGGCTGGAGGCCCTGGCGCTCTGCCCGTCGGACGACTCTCTCCCAGGTAGCCTCCCTCATCGTGAAGCTGACCGACTTGCGGGGGCTGGAAGGGTTACCCGGCTTCCGGCCGAAGTCGATAGATGTGGGGGCATCCAACGGTGCGAACCGCTGGTCGAGATCTGGGCGGTCGTCCACGTAGGGAACGAGCTTGTCCTTGCTGGGGCGGGGCATGTCAATCTCCTTGGTCGGGTGTATGCCCCGCATACACTACCCGAAGGATGGTGGAACATCAAATGCTCGGTGGCCGGCTTGCCGGCGGCGTTGCCGCGTCCCGCGGCGGGCTGTCCATTCATTACGAATGCTCATGAGACGTTGACTAGACGTCTGGGCGAATCGTGTGTCTCAGTTTCCCGCTTGCTCCTCCGTCCGGCTTACCACAGTCCGAACGGCCTCGTAGAGGCGGTTCCCATCGCTCGAGGGCTTGCCGGGTCGCGTCCTCCTCCGGGTCGGGCAGTGGTAGTACCTTTCCCGAAGGGCTCCGTTTGCGGGCCTCTTCTCGAGGGTGCTTTCAGCGAGGTAGCTCTTGCGAGCCGCTTCCTCCTCGCGTACCGGGACGCTGTCAACCCCCGGGCCCCCGCTTCGACTCCCGAAGCCGTTCGTCACCCTCGCACCTGTGTGGAGGTTCACCGAAGCGCTTCGGGCCTCTCAACCCGAGGACCTCACCCCTTAGTTTGTTCGGAGACTCTTCGACACGCTCCCCCTCCCCCGACTACGAGCCAGGGTAGCGAGGGGTCCCGCCGGTCCATTCCGTCACCCAGAAGATGGTGATTGGTTGGTTCAGTTGTCCGAGCCCCGCTCGGCCTTGTAGTGAGAGTCGACTTGTCTTAGCGCCCGACGTCAGATCGTTCCGCCTCGGCCCCGTCCGTCCAGGCCCTCACGTGCTTGCAGAGCCTCCCAGCTGACTGGGTATCTCAACGCCTCGGGTTAGTTCCTCCGGGCGGTCCGTGAGTCCGTCGCTGGCTTGCGGCGGCCGGTCCGGGGAGTTTCGCTCCCTTGGCGTTGATGGCTCTATTGAACCCCATACCGAGGGCCGATGCAAATCGAGCGCGGCATTTCCTTAGGTGAGTGTCGTCACATTTCTCGGCGGGGCGGCGCGGCCCCCTCCCGGAACGGGGGTGCGAGCCCCGGTCGCCGGCGTCGGAGGAAATCCTCAGAGCCGTTCTAAGCCGTTCTGAGCGCCTTTCAGGGACGGACCCTTCCGGGAGTGCGGGGACGTGGTAAAAGTCCGTCAGAATCGCTTACACGGCGTCTGAGCGGCATGCGAGGGCCTCTCCCCGGCACGAAGGCGCGAGCCCAGGCTCGAAGATGCGGAGGTGCGGGGCGGATCGACCTCGGGCTCCGACGTCGCAGAGAGGCCCGAGGGGCGGGCGTGTTGACCGAGCGCAGCGGAGCGGAGCGAGCCTCAACACGGCGACCCGAGGAAAGCCTCTCCGCCTGGGACCGAGAACGCCCGAGGACCCGCGGGCGA